AGGGCACCAGTCCCAATAGCAACAACGGTTCGAATCTACAGATAGGGGCCAACCACATACAGGCCAACATCTACAATCAGAGTTATAATCCGTTGATCAGGTCAGACAAGGTGGGGGGACCTTATGAGACCAGCGGTGATTACCAGAGTGGTTTCTTGGATGGCAGTTGGCATTGTGTAATGGTCAGCCACAGCCTTGGCAACGCTTCAGAGAGATTGATGTATGTGGATGGTGTTGATGTTGCTAGTTTCCTTGGAACCGGCACCAGTGCCACGTCGATGAACCAAGACACATTTAAATACTTTCCATTGAAATATAATCACCAAGCCAACAACACAAATTACACCGCATCGTTTGAGGCGGGTGCTGATTTTGACATAGGACCTGTTTGGTATTATGACACATTCATAGATTTCTCCAGTTCAGCGGTTAGAGACTACTACTACAACGCATCCAACACGGACGGTTTCGTTGATGGAGGCACCGACGGCACCGATGGTGGAGCGGCCGCACCCGATCTTTATTTTTACACTGGATCAGGTGGTGGAGTTATAGGTAGAAGTAATGGAACAGGTGCGACTTTAGCAACAGCCAGCAACGGTGGAAGTATAACAATATATCAAGAAGGTGCGGGAACAGGAGATACCTACTAATGTATAGAATAATTTGGAACGATGGATCAACAGAATCCACACACGAGTTTGACACCAAGGCACAATTACAAGATTGGGTCTGGTCGCAGGTTGGAGCGGAATATTTGAATTATGCTTTCAAGATTGAACAACAGATTGACGGTGAATGGACAGACCCAACGGAAATAGTTGGTTTAAGAGATTCATAACATCATATAAATAGTTGTGTAATATTACAAACAAGGAGAAAAAAATATGTCAGCGGCGTCGAATTTTTTAGAGGATAAGTTGTTGGATCATACCTTAAGGTATAGCACAGCACCTTACACAGCACCAACAACGGTGTATGTCGCTCTGTTCGCAGATTCAGGATCAGGAGCATCAGCGGCATTAGAGTCAGGCACATCATCAACCACAGGCACCAGCAACTGGGGCTACTATGAAATCAGCAATGGTTCATATGCTAGACAAACAATTGCTTTCACAGCGGCAGGAACACCAGGTGGTAACACCACAGGCACAATAACTTCCAGCGGAACGGTTTCTTTTCCAGTAGCAACTGCGGATTACGATAGTGATGGCGGAACTGGAAATGTAGTCACACACATAGCATTAATGGATGACATTACTGGCGGGAATGTTTTGTTCTATGGAACTTTAACAACCAGCAAAACGGTATCATCCGGAGATCAATTTACTGTGAGTTCGGGCAACCTGTCCATATCGTTAGCATAACAACAAGGAGTCTAACCGATGACTCGGCAAACGGTAATCAGGAGAGTTGAGGAATCAACAACAGATCCAGTTGTATCACCAATAGTCACTGAACAATCAGGTAGTGGCCGAGATTGGGTATCAACATCCGGTAGATGGAGAGTTGGATTAACTAACTCAACACCTAATTCTAAAACCATAACTTGGAAATTTGCCGCAGATTATCGAAAGGCAGATTCGGTCTATAATATTCCAGCCACTAGGTGTATAGCCAGATATAAATTTGCTCCGAAAATACCTTTAACCAGTAATAGTGGGGGTCTTGGGGTCAATTACAACATCACCTATTCGGGCACTTATGGCACACAAAATTATTCATATTTCACTTCGGCTGTTTATAGCATAGGAACCATATATCAGACAGGATCGGACATCACAACCCTAACTGCTAATCAGAATGTTATCAACACAACAGATTCAACATTATCAGCACAGATCAATACCAGCAACAGCAACAGCAATGGCCTACACGCCGTAACATTAGATATCATACCATCTGGATATCTACAAGGAAACACCGGTCCAGCCGGCAGTCTTCAATGGTCTTGGGAAGGTGATAACATCATAATTGATGGGTTAGATGGTGATAGCCTTTCGTTCAATACCGTAACCGCAACTATTTCTGCTATAGGAGGATTTAGATTCTATGGCTCATCCACAATCAATTCTTCTAGCACGATGTTGGCCACTGCTAATGTTACCAAGTTTGCGGAAAGTGATTCAACATCATCATCTACATTCACAATCGCTCCAAGTTTCAAGTTAGGTTTCACAAAATCATTATTAACAAATGTTGAACTTTTAGCATCAGTAGATAATCTAGTAAGATTAGATCCTTTAACACTTACATCAGTAGTCAGTTCCAGCATCACACCTACATTTAAACCCAGCATAGGCACCAGTCCAATACAATCAGCAATTTCAACTGATTTAATTGGAAATATGATCTATGATATCGCTAAAGAATATTCTTGGGACACGATTGCGGAATTGGCCTTACAAAATGATTATAAGTGGGATTCTAGGTTAGTATGGGATGATTGGGATGACAGCATTTGGGGTGAAGACATAGAAACCTGGGATGGTTGGGATCTTGATACTTGGGACAGACCATATGGTATAGCCGCTTTCTTCAACACCACAGAAACACCTAGTTTCAAGATAGGTTCGGCTCTTTCGGTCACAGGTAATTTTACTTTTACAGAAAATTCAGCATTAGAAGAGCCAGGTCGAGCCGATCTAACAGCCGCTTTCACAACTGAATTTACAGCACAAGGCGTTATTGATGTTTCTTTAGCAATTGATTCAGCATTCGCACCATCATTAACAGCAAGTATAATCTATGACACTGGAGATACACCAATAGCAATCACAGGAGCATTCACTCCTGTAATGACAGCATCGGCCATCACAGACACATTTGCCGATATCAGCACAGCATTCACTTTCGCCGTCACTCCAACGCATAGACCGGGTCCATACCAATTAAATCTACAATCAGAAGTCACAGATTTTGATATCGCACCCACATTTAAACCAGCCGGCTTCAGTGATATGTTGGCATTTGCCGCCGAATTGGCCACATCAAGATTATTCTTCAGTGCGGATCCTTACAACATTTACACCATAGAAAAAGAAACAAGGATCGCCGTCATAGCAAAAGAAAATAGACAAACTATAATAGATCAGGAAAAAAGAGTAAATATTATCAACGATGAGACAAGAACTTATCTTGTCCCACAAGAAACAAGGAATTTAACTATCGTGAGACCACCATTTAAAAACAGATACAGCATTCCTAGAACGAGGGCAGAAGCATAATGGCTAACCTAACTGGCTATAAACGGGATAACACTTCGCTATACATTAGCAAAGATCCAGACAGCAACATCCAATACGGATTAGATTTTACAGAATATTTGAATACTGGTGATTCCATCACCAGTGCTTCAACTACAATATCAACCGTATCGGGAGATTCAGCACCGTTGGCGTTCCCGACCAACGAGGCCACTGATGTCTATGTGACAGGTGGGGTGCTGGTCAATATTCGATTAGAAGGTGGCACAGCCGGTAACATCTACACCATCAAGACCACGATCGTGACATCACAAGGTGACACAGACGCAAGAAGTTTCAGAGTTAAAGTTGAGGAAAAATTACTATAATGGCAAAGATACAAAAAAAGAAAACAAAACTGGATATCACGCTGATTGAAAAATTAGCGATGATTATGTGTTCCTATGAAGAGATCGCAATGATAATGGACACAACGGTGGCGGATCTAAAAAAAAGATATTTGGACATTATAGAAAAAGGCCGATCGGAAGGAAAGAAAGGTCTGCGTAGAAAGCAGTATGAGAAAGCGGTAATGGATGGTGATGTGCGTATGTTGATATTCCTAGGAAAAGTTTATCTTGACCAGAAAGAAAATTCAGAAGACACAGACAACAACCAACCTTTACCTTGGCCAACCGAATAACCAACCGTTATTCATACATCGTCAATAATTATTACTGAATGAAATTATCAGAGAAACAACAAATCGTGGCCGATGACGATCATAGATTCCGCGTGCTTGTGACCGGAAGAAGATTTGGAAAAACTCATCTAGCACTACACCAATTAGCCTATCACGCTCGTATCCCCAATCAACTCTGTTTCTATGTGAGCCCGTCCTACAGGATGAGTAAGCAAATCGCTTGGGTCACTATAAAAAATATACTAACAGATTTAAGATGGGTTAGAAAAATCAATGAAGCAGAACTAACATTATATCTAAAGAATAATAGCCGTATCTGTTTAAGAGGAGCAGATAATCCCCAATCATTAAGGGGGATTGGCTTAAACTTATTGATTATGGATGAGTGTGCTGATATAGATCCCAGTGCTTGGAATGAAGTATTAAGGCCCACCCTATCAGACACCGGAGGTAAAGCATTATTCTTTGGCACACCTAAAGGAATGAACTGGTTCTATGATCTATATCAACAAGGACAAGATGTAACCAATGATAGTTGGAAAAGTTGGCAATTCACCACTCTACAAGGCGGATGGGTTTCACAAGAAGAAATAGAATGGGCTAGGCGTGATCTAGACGCACCCACATTTAGACAAGAATACGAAGCGACCTGGGAAGTTTATTCTGGTATAGTATGGACGGGTTTCAGTATGACTGATAGTGTTAAACACATAGATATTCCAGATGACATTCACACATACCATATTGGGATTGACTTCAACTTGGATCCTATGACAGCCACGGTAAGTTATATAAAAGACAATATTATCTATGTATTTGACGAAATACAGATATGGTCATCTAATACCGATGAGTTAGTAGATGAAATACACACAAGATATCCAGGTAAAAAAATTATAGCCTATCCGGATCCTGCCGCTAGGCAGAGACGAACTTCGGCCGCTCGAAGGACCGATGCTTCAATTCTTCAGAACGCCGGATTCGTCCTTAAGATGCCCAGCAAACATATGAGCATAAGGGATAGGATAAATTCAACCAATAGTAAATTCTGTAATGCTGACAAACACAGAGGCGTATTCATTTCACCTAAATGTAAGAACCTTATAAATAGTTTAGCAAAACACACTTATAAGGAAGGCACGAGCATTCCTACAAAGAACGAAGGATGGGACCATTTGACAGATGCTTTATCATACAAAATATCATATCTATATCCGATCACAAAATCATATGATCCACAACCACAACAAAGATTCAATTTAAGGACGGGCAACGACTATGGCAGATTCTAATCTAATCAACACAGATCCAAGGACGGGAGGTCCAGTCCTACAGGGAGTTCCATTACACGAAGAATACGGCGTGTATTATCATCGTTGGCAGTTTCTTCAGCGTTCCTACAGCGGTGGGGCACAATACAGATTAGGAAATTACCTAACCAAGTATGTGATGGAGAACAACAACGAATACCTACAGCGTATAGCGACAACTCCATTAGATAATCATTGTAAATCAATCATACACATATACAATTCATTCCTATTCAGGAATTCACCTAAAAGATATTTTGGAAACATAGAAACGGCACCAGAGGTAGAACAATTCCTAAAAGATGCTGACCTAGAAGGTAGAAGTTGGGATTCTTTTATGAGAGATGTCAATATTCAATCTTCGATCTATGGTCATTGTTTGATCTTACTTGACAAACCATCGGTCAATCTAGGAACCAGGGCCAATGAACTAGAACAAGGCATACGCCCTTACGCATCACTTTTTACCCCAGAGAACATCCTAGACTGGGAATACAAAAGATTACCATCAGGCTACTATGATCTTTCATTCTTGAGATTATTTGAGAGAGAACAGAGGGCATTCGGATTAGAAACACAATACTACATCAGAACATTCACAAAAGAAAAAATATATGTAGAAAAATACACACCCAACGCAAAAAAAGTGACAGAGGTAGTAGAAGAAATGGATAATCCATTAGGTGTGATTCCAGCAGTATTCGTATATGCCCAACGATCACCAGTTAGAGGTATTGGTGTATCGGATATCGGAGATATTGCGGATATGCAAAATGCTATCTACAATGAGTTATCAGAGATTGAGCAAACTATAAGATTATCAGGGCATCCTTCATTGGTAAAAACTATAG